TAATGTGTATATTGACGAGGAACGATGCGCCCGGTTGATTGCTTGCTTGGACAACTATCGGCGGGAATGGAACGACAAGCTGGGTGTGTTTAAGGACGACCCGCTGCATGATGAATTTAGCCATGGCTACAAGTCATTTGAGAGCGCGGCAATTAGGCCAAGGCCGAATGAATACCAAAAATTGAATATAAGGGTTGGTGGTATATTATGATTGAACCAGACCAACTACCGGACGGCTTAATGTCGTTTTTGCAGACAGAGGCAACCGACGCCCGTGATACAAGCTTGGACGAACTACGCGCTATTGCCTTGGACTTTTACAACGGCGAACCTTTTGGCGGGGGCATGGAGGTCGCTGGGCGGTCGCAATATGTATCACGCGACACTGCCGAGGTTGTAGATTACATGACTGAAACCGTGCTGGAGCTATTTGTTTCGGGCGATAACGCGGTTGAATTTGAGCATGGCGATAAGGCACTGGCTAAGGTAGTGACGGCGGTGTTGTCGCGTGACTTTATGCGTAAGCAGGACGGTTACAACATATTGTTGGACGCGCTTAAATCAGGCTTACTTGAAAAGACGGGCGCGATTAAGTCATTTATTAAGCCTGCTGAATATCGCACGGTCGAAGAGGAAATAGACCCGGCTGAATTTGAGGCGATTGAAGGTGAGGTTTTGGGCGTTGAGCCTATTGAGGTTGATGGTGAGGTGCAGTCTTTGCGCGTACAGATACGCAAAGAGATTAGCCCTCAACGGTTTTGCGACGCGGCTATTCCGAATGAAGAGCTAGACATTAGCCGCGACACCCGCGACTTAGAGACTTCCCCTTACATTGCCCATGTAACCGAAAAGACCATCTCCGAGATTAAAATGATGGGGTATGATACGGACGGTATGTCGGGCGATATGCCGCGCAGCACGACGCTATCGGACGCACGTGGTTCGGTTAATCACCAGTCAGCACGGTCGGGTGTTTTGGCTAAAGTGCAATGGCGCGAAGAACATATCATGTTTGACGCGGACGGCGATGGCTATGCGGAGCGTTTGATTGTTGAGCGCGTTGACGACCGTATATTTTCGATCAAGGAAAGTGATTGCCACTATTTTACTGAATGGTGTCCATATCGCATGCCGCATCGGCGCGTTGGGCAATCAATGGCCGACAAGTCAATGGATATTCAGCTTGTGCGGTCGATACTAACCCGGCAGGCATTGGACAACATCTATTCGTCAAACGTCCCGCGCATATTGATGCACGAGGATTCGATTGGCGTTAACACTATTGACGATTTGATGGATCAATCAGTTGGTGCGCCGTTGCGTTGGAAGGGTGTCGCATCGCCGCAGCCTTTCAGCATTCCATTTGTTGCGGGTGAGGCGTTTAACGCTATCCAGTTGTTTAGCGACGAGCGGGAACGGCGCACGGGTGTGTCGGCGGCCAATCAGGGCTTGGACCGCGATGTATTGAATAAGACGGCAACAGGCGCGGCTATGCAAATGTCGCAAGGGCGCGGCAAAGAGATGTTTCTTGCCCGTAACTTTGCAGAGTTCTTTAGCCGCGTAATGCGCAAGAAATACAAATTGATGCGTGAATACGGCGATCCTATCGAGATCGAGATTGATGGCGAAACGGTAACTACCGACCCTAAGCAATGGCCGGATGAAATGGAGGTTTCTATTCGCGTAGGTATGGGGACGGGCCGTAAAGAGGATCGAATTCAAAACTTGACTGCACTGGCACAATTGCAGGCACAAGCACAAGAGGGTGGATTGTCGATTGTGTCCGAGGAAAATATATTCAATACGGGTGTTGCCATTGTCGAGAATATGTCACTTGGCAAGGCGGAAGCGTACTGGACTAAGCCTGAAGGTGGCCAGCCGCCTAAGCGCGATCCGAACGAGATTGAGGCGGAGACCATTGTCGCTAAGGAAGAGGTTAAGGCTAAGGCAGCGTATGAAGGTAAGTTGAAATCACTCGAATATGAATGGGATATAGGCAAGCGGCGTATTGAGATGGAGGCCATGCTTGGCTTGCTTGGGGAAGGGCAGGACATAGGCAATTATTCACCGGGCGGGGATGTAGGCGTATGAGTGAAGCTGACGACGCGAAAGCTGCCTACACGCGGTTTATAGGCCCTGCCATTGATGCTATTGCGACCGATGTAACTAAGCGGATGATGAAAATCGCTGTGGATGCACCTAGCAAAGAGGGTGAGATTAAGTGGATGGCGATGACGCTGTCCAATTTGCATGCCGTGCAATCGCATATCGGTTTGATTATCGCGGATGGCGCGATAGAACAAAGCCAGCGCGAACATGCGGCTATGATTGCCAAAATGTCGCCTGAACGAAAAAAGATATTGGGGATTATATGACATATACGTTAGACGATATAATCGTTAATCAGATAGATGACGAAAATGATTGCTGCGCTTGGGAGTTAATACTTGAGACTGACAATGGCGCTTTGTCCGGTAAAACTATGGTGACAAAGCAGTTAATTGACAGGTCTGTACATAAAGAAGCATTTATCAATCAAGAGCTTGACTTCATGATGGCTGAATTATTGCGGAAAGCCAATGCCCGATAACTGCATTCGCGTTGTTGGTGAGTACATGAATATCAAAGTCCCGTTGCGGTGCGGACCCGGCACAGCGGACACTATCGAATTAAAGCGCATTGCCGATGATATGGCGCGCAAAGAGTTTAACAAGAAGCTTAGATTGAAAAGACTAGGCATCATTTAATTTGCGCCAATGCGCTTATGCCCCGCCGTGGCTAACGGTATTTAGGAAACGTGAATGGCCCAGCTAGACGATGTACTAGCACCCGTTGACGCGCCTGTTGATGAGACAGCCGTGGACGCGAGTGTTGCGGAAACGCTTGATTACGACAGCGATGAAACAAATGATGATGAAGAAATTGAGGATGAAGAGGTTGCTGAAGAACAGGTAGTTGAAGAACTGCCTCCCATCGAAGCGCCTGTTAGCCTTGATGCTAAAGCTAAGGAATTGTTCGCCGCATTGCCCCGTGAGGCGCAAGAGGTATTTGGCAATCGAATTGCTGAACAAGACCGGAAAATCCGCGACGTGGGGACGCAATTATCGCAAACCCGCGACAAGGTATATGCGGAGGCAAATAACGCTCTTGCTGAAAGGTACGAGCAAAACTCGGCAGTACTGGAGCAATACGCGCAGGCAATTGTGGGGCAGGCTCCAGACCCTCGTTTGTTGTACAGTAGTAACCCTGAAGAGGTGGCGTATTATCATCGCGCCAAATATGAGCATGAACAGTCACTAGCCCAGCTTCAAAATATGCACCTAGTGGCGCAACAAAGCACCGAACAAGCCGCGCTTTTAAGACAGCAAGCTGGAAAGCAAGGAGCTATTGAAGCGTGGTATGCAGCATCACAAGACAATCCAGATTGGTTCGATCCATCAACGCTAAACCTCAAGCCTGAAATTCAGGAAGAAATTGAGTCCATTGGCAGAGAACTCGGCATCCCAATAGATTTGCGTGTAGAATTTAGTGAGCAAGGTTTCGGCTTTGGTGAACTTGATAGCAGCGACATTAAAGCCCTAACGGCGGTGATGAATATCGCCAATGAACGGGAAGCTTTTAAGGTCAAAGCTGACAAGTGGGACCAATACCAATCTAGCAAAATGGCGGGCGTTCGCGCTGCCAAAACAGCACCAAAACTAACTCAACCGGGTATCGCTGGAAAGCCGCAAGGCGAGAAAAGCGCGCTCGATCTCTTATATCCTGACGATTAAAGGAATTAAATATGGCCACAGTTGGCAACAGTTACCTTGACCTTGTAGACATCTACAAGCGCGAGGATTCATCGCGTAAAATCACGCCTGTGATTGAGGCGCTACATAGCCTAAACCCCTTGATGCAAGACGCCTATTTGGAAGAATGCAACGAAGGCACGCGGCATTTGCACACAATTCGCACTGGCTTGCCTAGTGTTGTTTGGGGGCAGTTTTACAAAGGTATCGCACAATCCAAGTCGATCACGCAACAGGTGCATGACACGACTGGTTTCTTGGAGGGCCGTTCAACGGTTGCAACTAACCTTTTGGACACCAAAAAGAACGCCAAACAGGTCCGTATGAGTGAAGCGGAGCCGTTTCTGGAATCTATCGCACAAGAGGCACAACGTGCGTTCTTTTACAGCGATAGCACGGTAACGCCGGAGGCCCCTAAAGGCTTGGCGGCGCGTTACTCGACTTTGGTTGGTGGCGGACCTTCGGATTTGGTTATTGACGGCGGCGGCGTTGGTACTGACAACACTTCGATCTGGTTTGTTACCCACGGTCGCGGCAAGACTTCGATCATTTATCCCGAAGGCACTACGGCTGGCGTTAGCCGCGAAGACAAGGGAGAGCATTTGATTGATGATGTTGTCAACGGCGGTCAATATTTTGCTAAGATTGAAGACTTCAAGCAACACTTTGGTGTTGCGGTTGGTGACTGGCGTTACAATTCGCGAGTTTGCAACATTGACGCTTCAAATGCCTTGGCGGGTAGTGTGCCGCTTTACGATCTAATGGCGTCAGCTTATTATCGCATGCAAAAGCGCCGCAATAACGGCCTCAAAAATGGCGGCATGGTGAGCGGCGGTCAAACCGTTATCTATGCAAACCGCACTATAATCGAGGCGCTTGACAAGCTGGCGCGTAACGCCGGGGCAACCGATAATTTCATTCGCCTTACGGTAGATGAAGTTGCGGGTAAGGAAATCATGACGTGGCGCGGTTTGCCAATTCGTGAGGTCGATGCACTTATCAATAACGAAGCCCGCGTGGTTTAAGGAGTAAAGAATATGCTATTTTCAGCACAAGAGATGTTTTCGAGTAAGCAGGCCGTCACCGCGACGGCAGTGTCAACTAATGTCCTAGATTTGGGCGTGACCGGCACTACACCGGGCGGTACTGCGCCGCTCAAGTGGGATGCTGGCAAGGGTACTGTAGTTCCTATCTGGGTAGGTGCTAACGTGGCTTTCGCGGGTTTGACCTCAATTGCCATTTCAGTTGAAACGGACGACAACGAGGCGTTTACCAGCGCCAAGATTGTCTTTACGTCACCTGTTTACACATTGGCACAATTGGTTCCTGCGACTGGCAATTTGCTGCCCAATTCCATCCCTATCGGCACAAATGAACGCTATGTTCGCCTGCGCTATACTGTGGTGGGCGTAGGTACGGCTGGCCAGATCACGGCTGGCGTTAACCTTGGCAACCAAACCAACTAAGGAATTGGCGATGGATAAGAGATACACATCGCCGCGTCCTGTATATGTCGGGGGGGTTTACTACCCTCCCGGCGTATCATTCGCAACGGATGCTGCTCCTAGCCATGATTGGCTGGAGGCTGGCAGGGGCAAATTAACCTTGCCT